GGCGTACTGTTCACGCCGGGCCCATGCTTACTACCGCTGCCCGCTCTGTGGACACCGAGTAAAGGCACCCCGCATACACACTGCATCAATGTACCTTGGTGATCTAAAAGAAGCACCCAAGGGTCCACCTCAAGAACCTCCGCAATCGCCTCCACAACTTGAAGGGTCGGGTTGCTTTCCGACCCCTCAAGATATGACCAGCGGGCTTGGGAGTTCCAGCCAACCTTGTGAGCAGCCTCCGTCTGGGTGAGGCCCCGGACCAGCCGGACTTTCCGGATGTTTTTACCAACCAATATAACCATCATAATCTCCTAGAAAGGGACGGCACCTGAGGAGCAACCGAGAGCAAACTCAGCGGGCTCAAGGTAGTGCCCCGTCTCGTTGGTCTGCTTGCGGATAAACTCCCGGCCACTCAGCTTCTTCTCCGGCGGTTCACCAACACCAAACAAAGTCAACGCATATTTATATCCAGCCTCAAAATCCTCCCGGCTTACCCACCGAGAGTTCTTTCTTGAATACTCAACAAACGCTGAGTCCAAGCCAGTCGCAGGGCCCGTGTCGTAGTGCTTACAGACTGTTGGAAACATCACCGCTGCTGGCTCATCCTTCCCAAGAGTGCGGGAAAGGAATGGGCACCATAGGTCAGTGTGTTGATCCAAGCTGTGGATGCAAGCGTGGCACGAATCCAGAGTATTAGAGGCACTTCTATCATTAGATTGTGTTTTCCAGTCAAAGTCCATAATAAAATCCTTTCGTAATGGGCGAGAGGGGCAGCTTGTGCCACCCCTCAACGCCAGACACCTACACAGCGAGGTCGATCAACTGGTCTGTAAGACTAGAGATCTCGCCCGCAAGAGCCTCCTTGATCAACTGGCCCTTGTCTCCATTGACGGAGATCTGGCCTTGAAGCTGACGGAGGATCTTGATCTGAGCAGCCACACCCGGAAGGGTCTCGGGGCCATTCGCCAAAGCGGATACCAACTGCTCAGTCTTGTCACCCAGCCCCAGACCTTCGGGGGAGGCAACAGTCAACACAACGATATTTGGGTTAGTCATAACTAACTCCTTTCAGTAAGCCGGGGCCTATTCCCCGGATATTCACCAATAAAGCTCGGTCGAAAATATCAAACTCGAAATCCAATTGAGCACCATGGCCCCAGAAGCTCCGACAGCGATCCACCAGATCTTATTCTGGCGATCGGCGTTGGCACCGAGACACGAGAGCCCGAACATCAACAGGCAACAAATCAACCGGACCATGTTATTCATCCACGGAAACAGAGGCTCCATTGTTGCTCCTTTCGGTCATAAGGTTCTCGGTGATACTTCGGACAACTCGCCGACACATCGCCCGGTGACCCGCAGCAGCTTGGCCCCATGTGGTGTATCGTCTCTGTTGCTCACTGAGCTTGCCACCGAAGATCATAGTCTCAAACAACTCAGGGGGGCCATCACTAAAGCTATGGTCGAGGGCGAGGAAGACAGTGGAGATTCGGATTCCAGCAATCTGTGTGTCTGCCACATGGCGTGTGGCGCCGTTGTCCTCAAACCAACGGGCCCACTTGAGAGTGTCGGGCTCCGGCACGGGCGTGTGCCCGTCTAAAATATACTTTCCTACTGGATCACGTTTCATAACAAATCCTTTCATAATGCGGTGGGCCACCGGGGCCGTAATCCGGCGACCCACCTGTCCTAGGGAAGAAAGCTAGGATGCTATCGCCAGAGCTTCAGTCATCGCTCTGTTTTTCAGTCGGTTGCCGGAGCCAAACCAAGCCGAGTTCAAGCGGTTGCTGGTACCTCGGGCCCGGATGGCGTGGTCGGCGTAGAAGGTCACGGCGTTGGCCGCACCCCAAAGGGTCCCTCGGGAAGAGGTCAGATTGTGGCCCGGTCCTTGGTTGTAGCAAGCCACCAGCCCGTCAACACGCCTCTTCGCTGCGTCCTTGGAGTATTGGTCACTCTGCTGGTACGCCGGAGTGTAGAGCACGTTGTGGAAGTATTCCTTGGCCTCCTTGGCCTTGATCGGAACACCAGCCAGCCGACGAGCAGCTTCACCGAACTTGGTCCAGTGCTCACCGAAGAGCATTTCCTTCTTGACCGCCTCAGCGTCCCATTTGCGGGAGTGAGGAACCTTGATCTCGGCCTTGGTCTTCTCACCAATGGCCATCTCGATGGTGTTGTTGCAGACCACCCGAGTAGCAACCGCCTTGGCAATCGTGCAAAGACTCTTGTCGTAGCTGGTGGTCAGCAGCAGGTAGTCCTCGATCTCGTCTCCACTGGCAACTTGGAACTTCCGGCTCGATTTGGCGAGGGCCCAAACCTTCTTGCCACCTTGCAGAGAGCCGACAACGTCCATGTGATAGAGCCCGGTAGCCTCAACCAGTTCCCGGTAGAACTCCACCACTTCTCGGGGCTGGACAACATTGTAGCCGGGGCTCACAACACTCAAGGGTTTCTTGGTGTCGGAGCGGTAGAGTACAACCCGGTCCTCGTAAGCGAGGGTCTCACCCTCGGTGTTGTACCGAACCATCGACTTCTCAACCGTGTGGCTCAAGCCACCTACAACCAGCCAGTCATCTAAGGGACGGTCCCTGTCGATTGTCTGACCCTCGCCGTGCCACGGGACCTGCCCCGTGTACGCCAAGTTTACTCGTCCGTTTGAATAGTCTAGTTCCGCTGACATAATAGTCTCCATTGAGAACCTCTGGCCTCATCAGTGCTGGATACTACCAGCAGACCCGCCTCTCGGCGGGTTTCGGCCTACGCATTGTCAGCTTCTTCTTCTTCTCCAGCGTACTTGGCGATGTCCTTGGCAGCATCTTGAACCAGTCGCCACACGGCTGCTTCGGGCAATCCATACTGTCGATTCTTTGCAGCCACCTCCAGCAGCCCATGAATCTTCACTGTTCGGCCTCTTATAAGTTGAATTGTTTGGTCTATGTTCATAAATCACCGTCCTTTCCGGCCCTTTGGGCCTTAGATGTTAGCAGTCTTGCCTAGTCCAATCCGAGCGACCATGGCACTCACTGCCACGGGCCTGCTCGTGCCAGCCCTTGTGCAAAGCACTGGATACTTCTTGGCTCGGGGTCTCAGTCCAGTAATCTTGTAAACCCGGCCAGCAGCACAGAAGGTCCTGCCGAGGTCCTTTGGGTCGAGGCCGAAGTTGTCGGCGTGCCACTTGAAGTCCTGAGCAGCTTGGCTATGGATTTCGCCATTCTCGCCAATTCTGGCAATCTCCAGCTTCATGCTGATGGTGTCGGGACTGAACCGTGAGTTCTTGGTCGAGATCGAGACTCCGAAGTCCTTGGCTACACCTTGAAGAGCAGCCTCGATCTGCCTGTCGAGTTCCCTGACCGTTGCCCGGTCAAACTTGGTTACTTGTTTCGTTGCTGTAGTCATCTGAAATCCTTTCAAAAAGAGGGTTAGTGATTCGTTCGTCCCGCACAGGGGTCGCACAGCCCGTCCGGGGCCTTGCCGTAATTGTCGTTACAACTCGGGCAAACCTTCCCGGCACCACCTGCGTTCCTGTAGTTTGAGTTCTGTGTGGACAAGTCATTCACCAGCACAGCTAGGTCGTAGGGTGTAGGGTCGTGTGAGGTGGATAGTTGATTGAGGACCTTGTCAGGCCCTTCGCTGATAAGCTGGCTGACTGCTGAGGCAATAGCCCCTCGCCCTGACATTGCGTCATTGTGGTAGATCGGAGCGTGGAGGGCCCACACCAGTCGGCGTCCATCAAAACAGGATTGCTTGGTCCCGATCTCAACAGTGATGCTCCAGTTCTGGCGGTGCCAAGCCCATGCGGGTCTCGAGGCAACTGCCTTGACGTGGGTCCCGTTTCTCAGGACAAATGTTTTCTGCTTTCGTTCCATTTCAAATCCTTTCGGTAAGAGGTTATCGAATCGTGCTGATCGTGTGGTGCTCAGTTCGAGCGTCAATGGTCTTGTTGATAGCGTCGAGCACTATGTCCTTGAGCTCAGCAGCAAAGTCTGCGGGGTCGGAGCCAGCCCCTTTGGTGTGCAGCACCATTAGCTGCTTCACCAGCTTGCTGATTGCGTCATCCGCTCTGTTGTGTTCTTCTCGGTTCATTTCAAATCCTTTCATAAATGAGTTATCAACTTCACTAAGGGGGATCATAACACAATAGGGTGTTATTTGTCAAGCAGAAAAATAAAATAAATTTTCAAGCACCCGAAATAAATCCCCAAATCTGGTACTGAAGTCTTTGTTTCTCCTAGGTTTACTTGCTATGGATGAGATAGAAAGTTTCTCCGAAAACCTCGTAAGGAGCTTGTCATGCCCACAGATCCCGCAGTAAAACCCGGCTACAAAACGACCGAGTTCTGGTTGATCTCCATCGCTGAGATCGTTGGCCTCCTGCTGGCCTCCGGTGCCATCACAGAGGTCGGAGAGGGCCCCATTCCCCGGATCATCGGTGGAGTGATTGCGATCCTCGGTGCCCTTGGCTATGCCGTCAACCGCAATAAGCTCAAGAACGATGGTATCTGAGATAGCCGGAGCCGTAGCAGCAGTCTTCGGACTCCTGCTGGTGATCTGGAAGCAATGGATTAGCCCTAAAGCCAAGGCCCGGCGTAAAGCAGTCAAGGATGGAGCCCAAGCAGCCGATGACCTAGATCCCTCTGGTGTCACCTCGGCGTTCGATAAGATCGCACGGAGGAAAAAGTGAGACTATATCTTACAGGTGTGATATTTGCCCTAGCCCTGAGCGGTTGCTTTAGCCCGTCCGTACACCTCCACCCCATCGAAACAGTTGATATTATTGCCGTCCCCAAGGGTGAGTCAATCACAGCACCCAAGGACGGTTTCTTTTTGTCCAAGGAATACGTCTCCCATGTCATGGAGGCAAAAGTGCAGTAGGGAGAGACCCGAAGAGCAATATGCCCTTACCCTTGATTATACCGCATCGGGTCTCCCCTGCTTATAGGAGTAAATTATGAAGGCCAAAGTCAAAAGGAAATTGACGCCGAGGCAAGCAGCATTTTGTGCTGATTACCTGATTACAGGCAATGCAACGCAGTCTGCGATCACTGTTGGGTACTCAAAAAGGACCGCCTACTCGCAAGGTGGGCGTCTGTTGAAGAATGTTGAAGTAGTCAAGAGACTGGAGAAATTCAAGGCTAAAGTGCTCGATGAGGCGGTGATCACGAAGACACAAGTGCTGGAGGAGATTAGAGATATAGCTCTGGCCAACGTCCAGACGATCACGGCATCGGATAAACTGGCAGCGTTAGATAAGCTCTGCAAACATTTGGGATTGTACAACGAGGACCGAAGTGACAACGGCAACACAATCAAAAACTATGGACCCACCCTCATCCTCGCAGGACCACGGGAGCAGTTCGTGGGAGATGGAGCTCAGCGAGAAGCAGACTGAGGCTTACTGGCTGCTCCGTGAGGCTGACATCCACGAGTTGATGTACGGAGGGGCCAAAGGTGGCGGGAAATCAGTGTTCGGGTGTATCTGGATGTACCTCGAGTGCTGTCACCTCATTGATAGATACAACATCGGGCCCCGCAAGTTCCCAATCCCCGTGGGGTTCATGGGTCGCAAGCAGTCAATCGACTTCACAAACACAACTCTGGAGACATGGAAGCGTTTTATACCACACGACTGTTATGTCTTGAGAGAGCACAACAAAGAGATCATCATCGACGGCAAGGTCAAGGTGGACTTCGGCGGGTTCGATAGATCTGACGTGATCAACAAGTTCAACTCTGCTGAGTACGCCCGGATCTTCCTCGATCAGGCCGAGGAGATCAGCTTGGATGATGTAGCCCTGTTGAGAGCAACACTCAGGCTGGTGATAAACGGCCAGAAGGTGCCCGGTAAGGCACTATACACAGCCAACCCAGCCCAGTGCTGGCTCAAGGAGGAGTTCGTCGACCAGAGCAACCCTCACCAGCGTTTCGTGCGGGCTCTGCCGGGTGATAACAAGTGGACTGGCGAAGAGTACGTCCAAGTGCTCGAGAAGGCACTGGCTCACAGGCCCGATCTACTCAGAGCATACAGGGACGGAGACTGGACAGCGTTCGAGGGTGACGATCAATTGATCCTCAGCAAGTATATCGTGGACTGCTACACAACCAGCCCCGTGCATGACGGGTATCTGGTGGTGTGTGACGTGGCCCGCTTCGGTGACGATGAGACGGTGATCTTCGTGATGGAGGGCACCAACATCGTACACAAGACCGTGTGGGGCAAGAGTCCAACCACAGCAGTGTCCAAAGAGATCACGGAACTCTCCCGTGCTTACGGGAACTGCCCGTGCGTGGTAGATGAGATCGGGGTAGGCGGTGGCGTAGTTGACCAGCTTATCGATACAGGACGCAGTGTGATCCCCTTCAATAGCTCGAACAAGCCGACCGAAGCGTCCAAGCGGAACAACCAACCGATCATGCACAACCTACGCTCCGAGGCTTGGTGGAACGCCAGCAAGATGTTCGCTGCTCACGAGATCTCGTGCTCAGGGATGTACCCGAGGTTGCAGTCACAGTTGACGATCCCCCGGTATGGGTTCCGCAACGGCAAGGTCTTGATCGAGGACAAGGAGAGCATCAAGAAGCGCATGAACAGGTCCCCTGACCACGCCGACACCTACGTTATGGGGCTCTGGGCAATGAAACAAACACAGTCAAGTGGTATGACAGCGTCTGAGTGTCGGAGGCTGGCCAAGAAGTACGGGAGACCAGCAGCGTGAGCAAACGTAGCGACTTCTATGAAGAACTCGGCATCACCCCTCCTGATGATTCAAAGCGGGTCTGTGGTGTTGAGTCCACCAGCAGCGACGGTCGGCAAGTGTTCTGCACAGAGGAGCCTGAACACCGTGGCAAACATAGATGCGAACTGAAGGATGGTTCCGGTAAGCTTGTAGTCCTGTGGGACACGGCGTGTGTCTCGTGTGACGAGAGGAAATTATGAGTCACGATCAGAGAGTATTCGCTTGGTTGTTCTGGATCTTGTACATCGTCGCAATGTACTCGGTGATGAGATGACTGAACAAGAGGAGGCCACGGTGGTGAGGGAAACACTGGATAAGGTTGAAGCTCTGCTCAAGAAGACCGCTAAGCCGAATCCGTGGCCTTACGAGCGGAAGACCTGTGGCACTTACGCCCTGATCAAAGGGCTCCGTGAGTTGAGGGAACAATATGGCTAAAGACGTTGACATCCGCAAAGACTGGGACGAGGCGTACAACATCGCTGCCAGTGGCTGGGGTGACTGGCTCGAGGAGGCAGAGAAGGACTATCGCTGCTACCTCGGGGACCAGTGGGACGAAAAAGATAAGGCATACCTGACCGCTCAAGGCAGGGCCCACTACGTCTTCAATCGTGTCCGGCGTACAGTCAAGCTGCTGACAGGCTATCAACGCAAGACCCGGCTGAGCATGAAGGTATCTCCGGTGGGCAAAGAGGACGATCCGGTCGCAGATCAGATGTCTGGGATCATCATGCAGTTGATGACCCGCTGCAATGGCTACAACGTCATGTCAGATGCGTACGAGATGGGCCCGGTGATCACGGGAATGAACTTGGTCGAGGTCTATCTGAACAACGATCAGAACCTCTGCCTCAATCGTCTGCCGTACAACAAGATCCTGCTTGATCCAACGATCAATAAGCGGGACCTGAGCGACTGCGATTTCATCCTCCGGCGTGAGTTACTTCCGAAAGAGCAGGTAAAAATGCTCTTGAGAGGAACGAAAGACAAGGTTATTGAGCTACTACCGGACGCTAGGACTGACAACAAGTACCCGTATATTCCGTGGGGATTCCGCAAACATGGCGAGAAGCTGATCACCTACGACGAGTTCTGGGAGAAGAGATCGACCAAGGTCAAGATGATACTGAACCTCCAGACAGGTGAGCAGATCGAGTGGCCCGGCTCAGCTAAGGACCTGAGAGAGTACATGGCCTACAATCCCATGGTTGACGCAATAGATCGCTGGGTAGACAAGATCAAGCTCCACATCCTCGTTGGTGGCGAGTACGTCATGTCCTCCGAGGACCCCATGAGGCTGGGGATGTACCCCTTTGTACCCCTAATTGGGTTCTGGCACCCCGAGGTTGACGACGAGAAGCTCAAGCTCCAAGGCGTGGTCCGGTCACTGCGAGATCCGCAAGCCTCCTACAACCGCAGGATCAGTCAGATGATCGACATCATCGAGGGTCAGATCGCCAGCGGGTACAAGGCCAAGGAAGATTCGCTGGTGGACAAAGAGAGTCTCTACCAGACGGGCCAGAACAAGCAGCTTTGGATGAAGAAGACTGCCCAGATGACTGACGTCGAGAAGATCCCGCCTCCGGACATCCCGCAGGGCCTGTTCGCTCTCAATGAGATGCTGGATAACCTGATGACTGAGATCCCCGGCATCAACAACGAGCTATTCGGGACTGAAGAGAAGCAGATCCCCGGCGTACTGTCCAAGCTCAGGCAAGGTGCTGCACTGACAACGCTCCAAGACTTGTGGGACAACTACCGCCAGTCCAAGCGTATGCTCGGGAAGGTCCTGATCAAGGCTGCTCAGCAGATGTATGACGCTGAGAAGGTCAAGAGGATCATCAACAAGCCCGTACTGCCCGAGTTCTACCTCGAGGATCTGGCTGAATATGACGTGGTAGTCCAAGAAGGGCTGCTCACCGATAGCCAGAGACAGATGTACTACGAAGAGATCAAGCAGATGTACCAGATGACTCAGTCACAGCAGGGTTCCCCGATCCCGGTCAAGGCCATACTGGACGCTGCCCCGATCCAGATGAAGGACGAGTTGCTCAAGCAGGTCGGGGAGCAGGAGAAATCTCAAGCCGAGGCTGCTCAGAAGCAACAGGAACAGCAAGCAGTGCTCAACCAGTGGCAACAGGCCCAGATCGTCAAGGATATAGCCAAGGCCGAGGAGAGTCTGGCTCAAGCTACCGAGAACAGGACCTCTGCTGCGTATGATCGGGCCAAGACTGCTGCTGAGATTATGAAGATGGTCCAAGATGGGGACCTAGCTAAAGCTCAGTTGATGCTTCAAGCTGCTCAGATGGCAGAACCGCCCCCGGAAAAGCCTCAGCCTAAACAGACACCGCAGCAAGGGGCACAGCAGCCTCAGCAACGGCGTCCCCAAGCACCTCAACCTCAGCAAGGAGCACAGGTATGAGTCATCGCAAGAACCGCACGTCGATAATCAGCAAGCCCAGTCATGGAATGATCCAGATAGGGGAGATGCGTCGAGGCATGGGTAAGCGATGTCAGCGTCGAATAGACGAGATTGTCAACACCGAGAAGCGATGGGACGAGTATTACATCATCATCCGGGCCTATCACGACAAGTCTGAGTCACTCCGCACCGGGCTCAATGTGATCAGGACCAAGTTGATGGTTACTCCCAAGGTCCCACACGCTTGGGTAGGGACGATGGGTGTCTACGTCAATCGCAAGAAAGGTCAAATTGAATACCACCACTGTCTGCCAGTAGATACTCCAGCAGCACCGGACGTCGAGTTCGATGGTGATCATGTGGAGACTGTCGCAGACTCGGTAGCACGATATAACAGCCCAATCGTATGGGCTGAGTCTGTCAACTAGGGCACACGGGCGTTGGTGTAACCGGGCTCACCACCGGGTTGGTCGTCGCCGGACCAAAGTGCCAAGAAAAGGAAGTGTATTATGGAACCTCAAGGAAGCAATCCGGGCGTAACAGATCCCGTCGCCGGGGATCAAGTTGACGTAGCATCGCAGAATCCTCCTGCTCAGGAACCAATTTCTGACAGAGGGTCATACGATCCTTCGGCACCACCTCCGGCAAACGATCAAGGGCCCGTGCCTTACGAGCGTTTCTCGCAGGTCAATGCTGAGAAGGCGATGATGGCACAGCAAATCGCCGAGCGAGACCGCCAGCTACAGCTATACCAAGCTCAGTTGGGTCAAGCTCGGGGAGGCCCTGACGCTCCACCGCCTCAACAGCAGCAGGTGCCCCAGATGGACCCGGTGCAGGAGATGTTGTCCACAATGGAGGACGACGACATGGTCGAGGGTAAACAAGTGAAAGAGTTGTTTGTTGCCATGAATCAACGGCAAGCAGCTTTGGAGAGGCAACAAGCCTTTCATACTTCTCACCCGGACTATGTCAATCTCGTGGGCTCACCGCAGAATTTAGCGGAGCCCATGCAGAAAGTATTAGCATCGAACCCAGCAATCGCTCAAGATATTGCCAACTCCCCGAACCCCATGCAGACGGCGTACAACTACGCTGCCATGTATCAGAATATGTCCCGGCAGCTTGGGGGTCAGCAGATCCCTCAGCAAACTCCCGTGGCACAGCCGATACCCGGCCAGCAAGTACATCCGTCTGCGGTGTCAGCGTTCAACGCTGCTCGAACACCAGTTTCTCCGGCAAACGCTGGAAGTGGGGCAGGGTACAGCAGGGCACATCGGTACGCCAACATGAGCGATGAAGAATTTGCTGCCCATCGGCGTAGTGTGGCAGAAAGATAGAAAGGAAGTAATTAGCTATGGCTAACCTAACAACGACCACTCAGGTGGACTCAGGGATCGAGGTCTACTACGACCGCACCCTGCTTCAGACCGCCCGGAGTAAGAGGGTCCATGCACTGTTTGCACAGACTCGCAACCTCCCCGCTGGCTCTAGCACCACGATCAAGTTCCGCAGGTACGCCCAACTGAGTACAGCAACAACCCCGATCACTGAGGGTGTAACGCCCAACGGGTCGAGACTCTCCAAGACGGACCTACTGGCCACGGTGGACCAATATGGAGACTTTGTCCATATTACCGATGTGGTGGATCTCACGGTCGAGGACCCGGTCCTGACAGTAGCTGCCGAGGAATTGTCCGACCAGATGTACCGCACCATGGACGAGTTGACCCGAGACGTCATGCTGGCTTGTGCCCAAACGGCCACTTGCTCCAACGGATCGCCCACAGCAACCCTGCTCAACAAGCTGGACATCGACGCCCGAGTGCAGGTCCTGCTGGGTAACGACACCTCGATGCTCGTTCCTCAGATCAACGCAAGCACTGGCATCGGGACCTCTTCGGTTCGTGAGTCCTTCTGGGCCATCGCCCACACGGATCTGATCAACGATCTGGAACTGGTTTCCGGTTTCGTGCATAAGAGCGACTACGCCCAGCAAACTGGCGTTCTTGAGGCCGAATGGGGTTCAACTGGTAACGTCCGGTGGCTGGTGTCTACGCTGGCACAGCCGGGCCCGACCAACTACTCAACCATGATCCTCGGTAAGGACGCTTACGGCACGATCAATCTCGGTGGAAACGCCAAGAACTATCGTGAAGGCTTTGGATCTGCTGGTACTGCTGATCCTCTCCACCAGAGGGCAACCTCGGGTTGGAAGGCGTGGTACATCACCAAGATTCTGAACGAGTCGTTCCTATCTGCGTTGGTCTGCACGAACGCATAAGTTGAAGTTTTGTTTACCGCCGTGGTCTCGGACTAGAAAAGACCACTAAACATTCTTTTGAAAGGTACTCTAATGATAAAGACAGGAAACTTTGTAGGCACCGCTGCTGCAATCAATCTTGACATCGGGTTTGTCCCTGATTGGTTCCGGTTGATAGTGGCTAGTGGCAACAATGACGTGATCATACACGAGTGGTTCCGGTTGATGGGCGAAGCTGGTCAAGCCGACATCGCAGAAGGCTGGAACAGTGACGAAGGTGTCACCACCGATAATGTCGCCACAGCAGGTATTTCTGCTTACGATTCCTCTGGCGTCTATGTGAGGATTCCTCACCCGGACGGCACCCGGAATAAGTACGTTGGTGTGTCCGATCCAGCTAATTATGCCATCAGCACAGCTTACTCCAATGCCCGCAGCACCACTGCTGTCGGCGATGTGGTCCGTGCTGCCAGCACAGCCGGGGTAGCGGAGACTAATGGTTTAGTTTACGAGTGTACAAACTCGGGGACCAGCGACAGCGCTGCACCAACGTGGCCAACTACGCCGGGTGAATCCGTAGCAGATAATGATATGATTTGGATCTGTCGCCGGGAAGACACCTTTATGGGCGGGTTCAAAGGCGTAAGTCTTGCTGCTGCGATGACCGAAGACAGCATTGAATCTTTCTACATCGCTGTCAAGGCCGACCAGAACGTCGATCACGGCGATGCTGCTGCGTTTACCGTCTAAACCCCTTACCTCGTGGGGGTGGCAATTGGGTCACCCCCTTCGCTAACCTCGGATATGAAAGGATTGTAACATGGCTAAGAAAAAGGAAAACACTGCACCAGTAAGAAAAGCACGAGTCCCCTCACCCGAAGAGGTGTCGGTCAAGAACGATCCCCGCAAGTGGGTCATCTTCTACAACGCCGAGGGACCGAAGGAAGACATCCATTTCAACTATGGAGGTGAGAAGTTTCACTTGATCCCCGGAGGCCAGTACGAACTGCCTCTGTGTGTAATCAAGAGACTCCGATCACTCGCTCTTCCAATCTACAAGCAGGTGCAGCGTCCTGACGGTTCAGGTGCTGATACCATGAAAGTCGGGGCCAACCCAAGGTTTATTTTGAACGATGTTGAAGATGTTCCGGAAACCGCGCCTATGGCCACCGGGACGGAACCTAACACACAGGAGAAATCTAATGTGGAAAACACTACTTAGGTACAGTCTCTTGGACTTCGTGCTGGTGGGGCTTGTTGCTACTGCCCAAGCTGAGCCCGAGAGACTAACGACACGAGTTGCCCAAGGGCAGCTACACCGCTTTTTGTCTAGCCCTGACTGGCGTTACGGCGACCACCTCTGGAGAGGCAACTCAGGTTATGACCTTATGTGGGATACCAGTGTCAACACCCTTCACTTTGAAGACAACACCGAGTTGGGCTTTGGTAACACCGCTACAGCACCGGACGTCTATTTCGCCTTCGACGCCACCAATTTCGAGATGTTCGCTGCCGCTGCCGATACTCCGTGGGCCATTGGAGCGGTGGCTGCCGGGTTCGACATCACCTACTACTTTGAGACGGCAGGGCAACTCAGGACCGACTACGACGGCGATTTTATCAACCTCACTGACGACATGGAGTTGAGGTTTGGTACGGGTGCCTCATCTGACGGTGATCTCAAGATCAGTTCCAACAGTTCTAATGTTCTCCAGATAGAACAGGTGGTGGCCGATACGGGCACGATTGAGCTTGGGGCTGACGGCACAGACATTCCGACCAAGTGGTATGCGGAAACGGCGGGTGATTATTTTGAGTTCACCGCAGATCAAATAAACTTGGTGAGTGTTGACGTAGTCATGTCTGATAGTGCCGTGGCTACCATGCCCACCATCATAGCGTCAACTGATGTCCACTACGCTTATAAGACCGTTATCAAAACGATCTCGTTTGACGATGACGCTTCCGCTGATGATTTTCAGTTTGACGATGATGCCGCAAACCAGACGGAGCAACCTATAGATTTGGGGGCTCTTGTTCCAGCTTATGCTGAGATCGTAGCCGTGCAGATTCGTTGTTTCGAGGCTGTAGTTGGTGGAACAATGTCCGTAGATATTGGAGTTACCACTGGTGCTGGAGATGTTTTAGCTGCGGTAGCCGTTGATGCCCTCAATGAAGTTTTTGGCGGTGCTGCGGCTAGTGCTCCGCTTATCGGAGTAACCAATGCGGCCCGGAACATCTGGGTCAACGCTACCCCTTCAGCCAACTGGAATACGCTAACGGCTGGCCGCTATGCGGTAATGGTAACCTATCTTGATTTCGGTGCGGTCTATACTCAAGACAGCCCGTAACCGTAGGAGCTAGACATGGCTTGGACATCTACGACAATCACGTCGAAGATACGGGACCTTACGGGTGAGCAGTCTGCCAGTCAGTGGTCAGACGCCAATATCCTGATAGAGATGAATCATTTCTACCAGAATATCTTCCCGTTCGAGACCCGTCTGCCGGAGTTGTGGGATTGGTACGAGCAGGTCCTTGCTGCTTCTGAAAGTGGCGAGTACAGCGTTGCCGATACCGTTCTGACTCTGGAAAAGCCCGTCACGCTGGACGATGGTGACGGTGACGTGGTTGCTCCCGTGAGGCTTTGGCTCGACAAAGAGGGGTTCTATTCTCTCTATCCCGAGGACGATAGCCGGGCAGAGGGGATACCCCTCGATGTCCTGTGGTACGGGCCCAATATCTATGTGCGTCCTAAAGCCGACGCTGCATACACCTTGAAGTTTGCAGCATTAGAGAAACCCACCGCCTTGAGCGGTTCCCAGAATCCCGTAAGCAATCGTTGGGGCCCGGCGATTGCTTACGGGACTGCTATTCAGAGGATGAACGACAAAGGTGATCCTGAGACCGCTGCCATGCTGAACCCGATGTATCAGTATCACCTAGCCAATATTAGCCGAAAAGGCATTTACCAACGAGCGGGTTTGCGTAGCAGACCCGGATTCTAACTAAGGAGGCCCAACAATGGCCAGAGAAATTCTAACAGGTGACGCCCACAGGTCTGGCGTTGATAAGGGCATACCTGCACTTTTTATCCGAAACGATGTACTCGCTAACCTATCTGCTGGCGTGGTTGACGGCGACATGACTTTGGGTCAGGTCGATGCCGATGGTGCTCTGTACGTTGTGGACGAAACACTGGAAGCACTAATAACCGCCGGGAACGTGGACCTTGCTGCGATGGAGGTTCTTCTTGGAACGATTGATGCCGATACAGGAGCCATAAAAACGGCTATCGAACTCATC